CAGCAGACAAACCAGTTTTTTCATCAAAGCCAATTGATTGTAAATATTTCTTTTCTTCTTCTGCTCTCTTACTAAACTCATACCAAGAAGATTTAAACTTGCCTTCTTTGTTGGCTTTTAATAATATATTATTTTTTCTACCAGCAACGGCATCAGAAGCCGCTTCCATGATAGTTTTACCTTCATGTGATAAGTCACCAGCATTTTGAACTTTTGAGGCCTCGGCGTGTGCTTCTGGACTTGCTTGTGACATTAGATATAATATTAATCCTGAAGCGGCAGTAAAACCAACCAATGCCAAACCTAACGGACTAATTAAGAATGTTCCTAATGTTTTTAATATTGATAATCCATTGGCGCCCAAACCAAACATATCTAAGATGCCATCAAATAGGCCAGGTTCTTCTTTTTCTAATTTATCAGCCGACTTGGCTTCTTTCTTACCCTTTAAAGCATCCAATAATGCCTTGTTACGCCTTTCTCTTTCAGCATCATCTTCTTCTTTGTAATTACCTTCTTCTTCTAAGTTTTTAACTTCTGCAGCATGACTTGACTGCATCAAAGTATAAATCTTCATTAGAATATCAAGTAACTCATTACCTTCTTTCAATGAACCTACTTTAGTTGCTGTATCACCACCACCCACTTGTTTGGCTTTTTGGCCAGTAAAGTGTTCCATATCTTCTTTACTTCTACCAGTCATTTTACCCATTACCGCAGCACCAAGTGAAGAACCGCCAGTCATAAACTTGGCAATATTCATTGGGTCAAACTTCTCTTTGATTCCTTTGGCTTTCGCCTTCATCTTTTCACTAATTGTTGCTTTTAATGATGAACCAATACCACCACCAGCAACCAATTTCTCAGACATTAAATTACCAAATGATTTACCACGAATCTCTTTGGCTTCCTGAAATGACATTTCACCTTTAGCAACTCTATTAGCAACAGCACTCTCATCAACATTCAATGGTTTGCCTACTCTACCAGTTGGAGTTTCCCAATACCAAGCAACCTGATCCTCGTATCCAGGAACATTAAATTCATTTTTTATACCTACGACAGGTTTGTTTTTGATTTTTATATGAATATTATCCATTACGACCTAGCCTTCTTTAAGTATGCAGGGGTATCATCACCTTTGGCTGCTACTGTTGGATTTGAATCTTGCTTTTGTGTATCAATATTAGTACTATTTACAATATTTGGTTTTTGTTCTTTTTCTTTTTGTTGTTTCAATTCTTTATTTTCAGTAGAGGCTTTTTGTATGGAAGCACCAGAAGTGATAGAAGTTGGTTCTACCGCAGCAGTAGATTTACCACCTTGGTCAACTGGAGCATCAGCCGAGAATATTCCTTTTTTGGCCAAATCGTGTGATAAACCTTTTGGTGCAATGTGCCAGGTTTCTTTTGGCATAACCGGTCTTTCAAAACCCCATTTTTGCATCAAACCCATTTGAACCAAAGCATTGGCATCACCTGAATTAATATCAATAGCAAAACCATAATTGTGCATTGATGAACCTGGTTTGGCAGCAATACCTGGAGGTTTTGTTTTATATAATTCTTCTTGTTCAGCCATTGACCTGAAGGCAGAATTTACCTGTATTCTTTTGCCGGTGACCATAAAATATTCTTGTGCCATTCTAGCAAAATTAGCTTTGACTTGGCCATTTAAACCATCAACATCAACAGTTGAATCTTTGAGTTTGATGTTTTGCATTAATGTTCCACTACCGACTTTAGAAGCACTATCAGCTGCGGTCTTTTGTTCTTCAGCACCTTTAGTGACATTTACACTTACTGGACCGGATGGTGTGGTGCTACCTTCTGTCGATTTAATTTCTTCTTCTGCAAACAGGTTGGCTTCTTCATTTCTTCTTTTGACAAGGCCTTTATTCTCAACACCACCAGCAGTTCTGATACCTTTTTCACGAATAATTTTGGCGGCACCTTGTGTATCACCATTATCAATAGCACCTTTTAAACCTGCATCAACTAAACTCTTGGTGCTACCCGTGTTATAAGCATAAGATATTAGTGCTGTCTTTTGATTGTCGTTTAATTTATTCCAAGAATCACCCAATGGCTTCTTGGCACGTTCTTCATATTTTGGTAAGTCAGCAGATAACAAATTCTGTGCTTGAGTTGAAGAAACAACAGTATCAATACCTTTTTCACCTTTGATTGGTATCTGGTCATTACCTGCTTGGATGAATCCTTGTTTGTATTCATGTGGCTGAATTTGATGACCGAATCCAACAGAAACCAATTGTTTTTGATTGTGTGGATCGTAATATGCTTTACCACCTTTTGGTAAACCTTCATGTGAGGCAATTACTTTAGAAGCATAACCCATCAAACCGCCGGCAGCAACAACACCACCAATAACTGCGGCACCACCAACTGCTGCGGCACCTCCACCAACTGCTGCGGCACCTCCACCAACTGCTGCGGCACCTCCACCAACTGTTGCGGCACCTCCACCAACTGCGCCGCCGGCAGCGGTAACACCGCCGGCTGCGGCACCAATTCCTGATTTTGCCGTTGTTGCTCCTTTGGATATGTTACCACCAACTGAAGGGGCATTCCCTAATCCAGCTTTACCTGATGTTCCTTTGGTGCCACTACTAATATATTCAGCCGTTTTGCCTTTTTTCTCGGATTTCTTTTCACGCCTTCTATCGGCTTTCTTTTGATTTCTAGTTTTCTTTTTACCAGTTAATGCCTCAATTAAAAGGTCATTTTCTTTTTTGTCTTTATCAGACTTTGTTTCTTTAGTATTACCTTTTGATTTTTGTTGAGATAACTTATCTTCATTCGCTCTTTGCATTTCACGATAAATTAAACCAAGAATTTCTACAGCACTAGACATAGTTTCTTTATCTAAACTGCCATTCGAACCACCTTTACCTGGCTTCTTACCAGTGAAATACTCCATGTGTTCTTGACTACGACCTGTCATTTTACCAACTACTGCGGCCGCAAGATTACTACCGCCAGTTAATTTCTTGGCGATATTCATAGGGTCGAAAGATTCTTTCATTCCAACCATTTTTGCTTTTGTTTTTTCGGAGACTGTTTTTTTGAAAGACGAACCAATGCCTTCACCGCCGGTAATTTTTTCCGACATTAAATCACCAAAAGATTTCTTTCTGGTGTCTTTGGCTTGTTGGTAGTCCATTTACTTTCTCGTCTGTCTTTCTTTTATCTTAGCGTTTTCTTCTTCAATAAATTGGATCAACATAGAGATGTAAATATCTCGTTCCCAAGGCATCATATTTTCAAGTTCGGTCAAGCTGTATTTGTGGTGCTGCATTAAACTAAAATTTGTTCTATAATAGTTCTTTAAATTGTCATGACGAAGTGTTAACCGAAAAAATTTTCTAGCCCTTCGACCAGAATTTTGTGGTGAAAGCCACATTTCTTGCAATCCATTTCAACTATTTCTTGTAGTTTTGGTAACTTATCAAAAAACTGTTCAAGTTTTAGGAATTGCTCTTGATTCATAGATTCAACAAAATCCATCATTTCGCCTGGTTGAGCTTCATGTGCGTAATAGAATTGTTCACCATCATAGATGTATTCGATACTTTCAGCAATCATATTAAATGTTAAATCCGTAACATCTTTATACTTCATTGATTGTCTTACAATACCAAATTCTGGATATTTCATTTTGATAACAATTTTATTAGTCAATTGAATTTCTGGATTATTAGTTTCATCAACTTCAACTTTAATCTCGTTCAAATTGATTTCTTTTTCCATGATATTGCCACATTCTTTACCATTCACTTCATTGTTGCAACGGTATTTGGATTCTACAACTTCACCCACCGATTTACCACGAAGATTGATAAAGTAATATTCAACATCAACAATAGGTAAAGAATCAATATCGATACCTTCTGTAATAGTGCAATTATCTAAAATATCACGAACATTTTGTTGAATTGTACTGGACTCGTTTGATTCTAACGCCATTAACAGATTTCTCTGTTCTTTAACAAGGAAAGGCCGATACTTAATTTTCTTTTTAGATATCGGCAATTCTATCTCATATGTTGGCACATCAAGTTTTGGTAAAGCCATAATAACTCCTTATGATAAAATCATCTTAAAAATTTGAAATCCTATTTGGTAAATTGTTTGTTAATCCTGTTAAATTACCGACTGCTGATCCACCTAAACCACCAGGTACTAATGATGTTACAGCATTGATACCAGCATCCACCAACTGCATTCCCATCGCTTGCACAGAATTGTTCTGCCAGTATGTGTACGCAAATGTTACTGAAATCTTATGATAACCTTCATCTGCCCAATTTAAATCCATTTGATTCATGGAAACAGGATAAGCATCATACAAATTAATTGAATATGATAATTGATTTGATACATCATATTGATTAACAGTAATTACGGTTGAATAATCACTTTTATATCTATAATTATAATTATATAATGGATTAATATAACTCATCCATGCATCAAAGAATACTTTTTGGTTCATATCATCATCAACAATAAATGTTAAATCCAAATCGTTGTAAGTATTCATATACGGAAACTTTTCGATTGGACCATATGTTTTTTGTTCAATAGTACCAAAAGTTCTTCCAGGTAAATTAGCAGATTCACAACGATAGTTTACATTTTTAGCTGATGAAATATAAGGAATCAGAGTTAATGGTATAGGAATGGAAACATCAAACCTATTAGTTCTCGCTACATCCTTTGTAAAACTCGATTTAAATTCATTTATACTGCCTGCCATTTTAGTTCCTTATACTTTCTACGGATTCTTGCCATACCTTACCTGCTGAAGCCTTCTTGAACTGTTGGATAGGCAGAAAAGCTGCCACATCCCACTCATTTGGCTGAATGGTAAGTATATTTGACTGGATGTGACTTGTTAAATACTTTTTAATGCATGGTTTGAACTCTTTAAGGCGCTTGGATGCGCTTAAAATATCATAAGTGATGCGTAACCTTTGAATCTCATTTTTATCGTCATAGGAGGCGAAATCCATCAGCTTAGTCAAAAATGCCAATCTGTAACGGAGTGGCAAGTAATGTAGGTTCAACCCTAAAAATCCATCATTATATCGTTCAAGTGCCAGAACCAAAGGAAAAGTATCATAATATGGTAATGAATCTTTGGTCTTGGGGTCATAGAAAAAACAATATAGACCACCTAATCTAAACTTGTTGGTCTGCCTAAACTTCTCAGCACTCATACCATCGGCAATGGCACCAGGATTGTTAATATTCGCAATCTTTTTGGTCAACCATTTCATAGAATCTCTAGACATAGTCTGGAGTTCCGATGTTGTTTTTTGCTGTGCGAGTTCAGTAAGTTTAGATGCCATTTGATTATTTAGTTAGAGTCCGAGATGGTCTTCCGTAATTAATTGAAATACCCATCCACGATCTAAACAGTATTCTTCTGCTGCTTTCCATTTGGATTGGTTGACACCCCATGTAGTAACTTCATTAAGGTATTGTTTAGTGATTCTTTTACGAATTTCCGGTTGGATCGTTTGTTTTTTAGGTTTAACCTCCAACACCATTGTTTTAAGTGTTCCATCTCTAGTTCTCATCTTAACGATAAAATCAGGAAAATATCTATGAGGCTTATTGTCAATCGGACTGATGTATTTTATACAAAATTCTTCACTTCCCCAACTTAAAATATTTGAATTATTATCCAACCACGACATGACTTTGCATTCCCAGGAACTTCTATAAATTATATTATTAACATCTCCAACATACTTCTTTGGGTTTCTTGGTACAAATTTTCCAGTATAAGGTGAATTTTTAGCCATATTATTAAATTGTTATTGTTGGTATTCGATATAAATATGTATAATCAATCTTTAAAGAGAAACTCCATGGCATTAATCTCAATTCCAACATCAATCGGTGGCGTAAGTATTCCTGGTGCTATTACAGGTCCGTTAAGTGCTTTATTTGGAAGCAAATACGGTTCATCTTTTTTACAATATCCAAGAGATTTAAGTTCAGCCACCAGAGGCCATGTGGTTCAATTTAGTGTTAATGAAGTAAATGAAGCCACCTACGATAAAGCCGTATCAGCATTTCAACCATCAAATGATAACTGGTTTGATGCAGCAAAAAATACTGTTTCAGGTTTATATGATGCTGCCAAAAGTGTTAACTTGTCTTTAAATGCCAGAACAAAAACTAATGTGGCTACAATTTCTTTATATATGCCAGACACACTTAACTTTACCTACGCTGCACAATATGGTAGCACTTCATTGTTAAGTGTAGGTGGCCAAGTTACTGCTCCTAAAGAAGGTCAAAAGCCAGGTCTCATTTCGAAAGTTATTTCAACTTCACAAACAGACGCAGCTAAATTAGCATTATCTACACAAGGTCTTGCTGTTAACCCAAAGATGCAATTGTTATTTGATGGTATTGATTTTAGAACTTATCAATTAGCTTTTACATTTACTCCTTATTCCAAAGAAGAAGCACAAGCAGTAAAGAATATTGTAACTACATTTAAAAAGTATTCTTTACCTAAAATTACAAAGTCTGCCGCAGGTATGTTCTTTGTAATACCCGCAACATTTAATCTTAAATTTTTATATAACGGTGCTGAAAACAAAAACATTAGTAAAGTTGCGGAAAGTGTTATTCAAAATATTACAGTAGATTATGCGCCTAACGGATGGACTGCTCATTCGGATGGTGCACCGGTACAAACAACATTGACATTGGATTTCAAAGAAATTTCTCTTGTTGATAGAACAAAAATTGAAGGTGGTTACTAAAAATGCAATACTTTGATTCTCTACCAAAGATAATTTACACCAACGATTCTGGAATCTCCAGAATTGCTACTAATATTATGGCAAGAGCCAGTATGTTGCCTTCTATTTTAAAAAATTCAGTAGTTTATTATCAATATAATTTACAAGAAGATGATACACCAGAAATTGTTGCACATAAGTATTACGGTTCATCTTATAGATATTGGATTGTTTTGTTTGCCAATCAATTACTCGACCCGCAATGGGATTGGCCGTTGAGTTCTAAGGTATTCTATCGATATATACAGAGTAAGTATCCAAACATTGAAACTACTTCAGAAATTCATCACTATGAGAAAATTGTAACTCAATTTGATATTAATACTCAAACACAAACCGCGGAAATAATTAAAATTGATGTAGGCACCTATATTACTCTATTAGAAACAAATAAAACTGTAACACTACCAACAGGTCCAGTTACAATTAGTGTTACTAAACGACCAGTTAGTATCTATGATTATGAATTATCTTTAAATGAATCCAAAAGAACAATTAACATATTGAATAAGAAATATGTTGACCAACTGGAAACCGAATTTCAAAACTTGATGGCTGTATAATATGGAAGAAGATTTTTTATCGGGTGATAGTGAAACCTCTGGTGTTGGTTACCCCCAAGACTATTCGTTAAATACATTAAACTTTTTGAGTGCTAGTGGCCAAAGAACCGAACTAAAAAAATTGTTGGTAAGTATGTCCTATTATGAGGACCTTTTTAGTTTCGTAGTTTCAGGTGAGATTACTTTAATTGATGCTCAAGGATTCTTGGAAGCATTACAGTTAACCGGTAATGAATTCATTGAAGTTAGTTTTGGTAAAACGAGTGGAGGTAACAACACCAACGACCAAATCTTTAGGGTGTATAAGGTTGGTGATAGAAACCCGTCAGGTAATTTGAATTCGGAAACTTATACATTATACTTCTGTTCAGAAGAATTACTATTGTCTGAACAATTAAAGATAAGTAAGTCTTACAAAGGTAAAAAAATTAATGTAATGGTTAAAAGTATTTTGACCGATTACTTAAAAGTTGAACCTAATAAAATTGAAATTGTTGAAGAATCCACAGGTGTTTATGATTTTTTAATTCCAAGATTAAAACCTTTTGAAGCAATTAGTTGGTTATCTTGTTATGCTAGACCAAAAACTTCACCTGGTGCCGATTTCTTATTCTTTCAAACACGGGGTGGATTTAATTTTAGGTCGATTCAGACAATGTTTAAAGACTCGGTGTATGCTGATTATAAGTATCAGGTAAAAAACCTTGATGAAAAAGAACAAAGTATGCAAGAGAAAGTATTAACTGTTCTTGATTATGAATTTGGTAAACCGTATGATATGTTAAATGAAATTAGTTCTGGTACAATGGCCAATCAATTGATTTCAATCGACCCACTAACAAGGTCATATAAAGTAACTAATTTTGATTATAAAAAGTTTAAAGCACAATCCACTTCACTAAATCCAGGTGATGTTGGTAACAATTATAAGAATCGTTTGGGTAAAACAAACAATGAATCTTATGAAAGTGCAATTAAAGTTGTTATAGGCAATTCAAATCAAACGAGTATTCCTTATATCAAACAGGCTGAATCTGGTGTAGGCAAAGATATTTTTATTGAAACTTATGTTCCAAACAGAACAGCACAAATTTCTTTGGCAAATTACACCACAATGAAAATTTCTATACCTGGTGATCCAGGTATTGCTGTGGGTCGAGTGGTTAATTTTAAATTGATGACATTAAAACCATCAAATGATTCGAAAGATTTGGATAAATTATATTCTGGTAAATATTTGGTAACAGCAGTAAGGCATATGATTGAAGTTCCAAACAGATATAAAACAATTTTAGAATTGGCAAAAGATAGTTCACCAACTTCACCAATGAATGTTAATAATGGTGATCCGGTTTGGAAAGCAGCTGAAGAGGCATAATGGAAAATTTTATTGGTAAAGACGGATTTTCTTGGTGGGTTGGCGTAGTAGAGAGCCGAATGGATCCATTAAAAATGGGTCGTGTTCAAGTTCGTATTTTTGGACACCATACAGAAAATAAACAGTTAATTCCTACGGCAGATTTACCTTGGGTGGCTTGTATGGCTGCACCAAACGCAGCCACAAGTTTCTCTACACCTAAAGAAGGTGATTATGTGATGGGATTCTTTCAAGACGGAGAATCTGGCCAATCACCTGTTGTTATTGGAATATATCCAGGCATCAAACCTTCTATTGGCGGAGATAAAGGATTTCAAGACCCACGAACACCCGCAGAAATTGCAGCGGCACCAAAACCACCAGCAGGACAGAAACAAGAAGAAATTGGCAAGCCGTTAACAGCACCATTAGCAAGAGGTGTGTTTGAAGGTACTGCTTTAGAAAAGGCTTATAAAGAAAGAGCACACAACTGTGATATCTGTGCCATTACAAATAAAGACTTAGCCAAAGCAAAAGCAGAAATTATGTTATTTGTTGGCGGATTAAGAACAACAATTGAAGGATTTTTTGCTAGTATAGCTTCTACTCCTGCAGTTGAAGATATTAAACAACAAATTTCATCAGCTAAAGCTAGAGTAAAAGCAATACAGAAAGAAGTTGAACCTGTTCAAGAGCAAATTAAAGAGTTACAAGCTTATGTACAAAAGATGGCTGAAATTATTCAAGAGATTCAAAATGCTCCAGCAGAACTACAAGCACTTTTACAAGCTTGTTTAGCTGAAGCAACTTCAGAACTAACTTCAGCAATTACTGAAATTAAAACGATTGCAACTGGAAGTATAACGGATGCCGTTAAAACGGTTACTGATCCAATTAAAGCAGAAATAACGACAATACAGGATACGGCAGCTAGTGTTACCAACACTACCCCGATAATTTAAGGAAAATTATGGCAACAGATAGTTCATGGACAGAACCTATTGTGGTGGATCCTAGTAATCCACCCAAATATCCATACAATAAAATACAACAATCTGAATCTGGTCATTCCGTTGAAATGGACGATACGCCGGGAAAAGAACGACTAAGGCTTCAACATCGTTCAGGTTCTTTCATGGAGATGCAACCTAACGGTACAGAAGTTCATAAAATCTATGGTGACGGATATGAAATTATTATTGGTGGTAAAAATGTTTCTATCAAAGGTCAATGTAATATAACTGTTGGTGGTGCCTGTGTGGTCAATATTAAGGGAGATTCTATTATGAACATAGAGGGCAATTCTACACAGTTTGTTAAAGGTAATTTGGTACAAACAGTAAAGGGAACTACTAAAGTAACATCTTCTGGCGACATGGATTTGACTTCAAAAGAAGATATTACAATGTCAGCACAAAATGTATACATTAATGCTGATTTGGCGGTTCGTGGTGGAATATCATCTACACTTAGTATTTCCGCTACAAATAATATCACTGCGGGTATGCAAAGTTATGCTAAACTTGGTTTTGTAACTCCGGGTTATATTAGTGCTGGGTCACCGATTCCGTGGAGTGTTCTTCCTGGTGCTATTGTAACTTCTGGTGGAATTTCTGCCGGTGTACCTGTACCGTTAACTGCTGGTATTCCAGGTACAATCATATCTACTGTCTATATGCAGACTAAACTAGGTAACTTTGGTGCGATGAATGCCTTACCTGCTTACGGTGGTACTGGTATTGCCAAGGCAATTACGGTTTCTGATGCTATTAGGTCAATGGCAGCAGATAGAGCAATCTATAACAGTCACGCTCATACTGGAGTTAAAGGTGGTGGAGATACTTCTGGTACTACCACGGCACCTGAATAAATAAACAATGGCAACCGTAAACAAAATATATTCTGATATAGATTTCACCTTTACCAAGAAACCTGGTGCTGGTGACGTTGCACTTAGTTACGATGCACAGGCGGTAATTAGGTCAATTCGTAATCTGTTGTTGACACGACACTACGAAAGATTGTTTAATCCAGAATTAGGTTCAAATTTAGATTTAATTCTATTTGAAATGGTTTCACCTATTACAGCATTTGCATTACAAAGAGAGATTGAAAATACCATTTCAAACTATGAGCCTAGAGCTACTTTGACCGAGGTGATCGTAAGTGCTAATCCAGACAAAAATGCTTATGATGTAACATTAACTTTTTATATAGAAAATGCATCATTACCAACCACAGTAACACTCCTTTTAGAGAGAAATAGATAAAATGGCAGGAGCTAATTCTAATATTCAGATGACAAATTTGGATTTTAATACAATTAAGACCAATCTAAAGCAATATTTGAAGTCACAAGACACACTTAAAGATTATAATTATGAAGGTTCAGCACTTTCTACGCTTTTGGATATTCTTGCATATAATACACAATACAATGCCTTCTATCTGAATATGGTTGGTAATGAAATGTTCTTAGATTCTGCTATACAAAGAAGTTCTGTTGTTTCTCATGCCAAACTTTTAAATTATACTCCAAAATCTGCTATTGCTCCAGCAGCAACTATTAACCTTAAAGTCAATCAAGTTACAGATTCATCATTAACTTTACCTAAATTTACTTCATTCTTATCTGAAGCTATTGATGGTGTAAACTATAACTTTGTTACTTTTGATGCTAAAACAGTTAATGTTTCAAACAATACAGCATATTTCAGTAGTGTTGAATTGAAACAAGGATTACCAGCATCATTATCATTTACTGTTAATGCCACTGCAAATCCGACTTATACATTCGAAATACCCCAAGACAATATAGACACAACCACATTGGTTGTTACTGTTCAAACTTCAACATCAGATGGTTCGGTTGAAGTATATTCTGCTGCTTCAGATTACTTGGCCTTATCTGGCACATCTAAAGTTTATTTTTTACAAGAAAGTGTTGATGGTTACTATCAAGTTTATTTTGGTGATGGAATTGTTGGTAAAAAATTAACAGATGGAAATATTGTAAAAGTTTCTTATCTTGTTACGGGTGCATTAAATGCGTTTGGCGCTAATAACTTTGTATTAATGGACACAGTTGGTGGTTACTCGAATACTGTGGTGTATCCAATCACATCAGCATCAAACGGTGGTGAAAGAGAAACAATCGATTCAATCAAGTTTCAAGCGCCAAAAACATATGCAGCACAAAATCGTGCCGTAAATAAAAATGATTATATTGTTGCTTTACAAGGAAACAAATTAGGTATTTCTTTTGATGCGGTTAATGTGTGGGGCGGAGAACAAAACGATACTCCTGTTTATGGCCAAGTGTTTGTTTCATTAAAACCTGCCGGCGCTTACAAATTAACAGATACACAAAAATCAAAAATTATTGATGAAGTTATTAAACCAATTAGTGTGGTTACTGTGTCACCAACAATTGTTGATCCAGACTACACTTATTTAAAGTTGGTTGTTGATGTGTTATATGATCCAAAGAAAACATCAAAAACTTCAGTTCAAATTCAAAGTGGTGTAGGTGATGCAATTAGAAGTTTTGCAACAAACACTTTGAATACATTTAATTCAACATTTAATGGATATGATTTATTAAGTGCCATTCAAAATTATGATTCATCAATCATTACAAGTCAATATGACATTAGAATGGAAAAGAAGTTTTTACCTAATTTAACCTCAAGCACAACTTATAAACTATATTATAATTCTTCTTTAGAGAAAAATATGTATACGAGTGGTGTTGTTAGTGTACCTTCTATGGAATTTCTAAATCGTTCTAATTTAACCGAAGTTATTGGTGGTGTATTTTTAGAAGAAGTTCCAAGTCAAACTGATGGTGTAGAATCTATCTCTGTATTAAATCCTGGTTTTAATTATCAAGATGTACCAACGGTTACGATTCGAGGTGACGGCACTGGTGCAACGGCTCATGCTGTGGTAGTTAATGGTAGCGTTTCTAGTATTGTTGTTGATACTGCTGGTGTAGGTTATACACAAGCGATTGCCGTTATTACACCAAGGAGTGGTGATACTACAGGTAAAAATGCCGTTGCGGTTGTTAATCTCAAAGGCCGTTACGGCACACTAAGAACATATTACAATGATTCAACCAATGTTAAGATTATTTTAAACGCAAACGCTGGAACAATAGACTATCGTGACGGTATTATTACTTTGACATCATTTAATCCATATAATGTTAATAATACTTTAGGTGAATTATCCGTTTCAGTTAAACCAACAACTTCTATTATTTCATCGGATTATAACAGAATTATAACAATTGATCCATATGACAGCACCGCTGTTGTGGTTAATGTAACTGCCAAAAGTTCATGATAGAAAATAATCACTTAACATCGTTACTGGTACCATCACAGTTACCTGAATTTGTTCGGGATGATCCTCAATACGTTAATTTTGTATTGTTTCTTAAAGCATATTATGAGTGGCTTGAACAAGAAAAACAAATAACAGATAGAACCAAAAACTTATTAAATTATAGAGATATTGATAAGACTCCGGATGAATTTGTTGATTATTTCTATAATGATTTTCTTTCTTATTTTCCAAAAAATATTCTTGCTGATAAAACTAAAGTTGCTAAGATTGCTAAAGAACTTTACAAATCAAAAGGCACACCAGCATCATATGAATTTTTGTTCCAAGTCCTTTATGATTCTCCGGTAGACTTCTTTTACACCAAAGATGCAGTATTGAGAGCATCTGATGGCCAATGGTATATTTCAAAAAGTTTAAATATTGCTTCTAGTGATGTTAATTTTTTAAATATTAAAAATTATAGTGTGTTTGGTGAAACTACCAAAGCATTAGCAACAATTGAAAACACCGTATATGATGGCGTAAAGACCATAATTTATATTTCAAATATTCAACGAGATTTTCAATCTGGTGAGTTTATTAGAATTTTAGATTCTGATAATCAAGAAATTCAAGTTGGTGGCCAGCCACTTAGAGCTAAAATCGTTGGCCAAGTAAATCGTATTGAAGTTAATCCTAACAATAGAGGTTTATTATATAAACCAGGTGATCCAGTAGGAATTAGTGGTGGTTTAAATTCACCTGCAGGTGATGGTGCAGCTGCAACTGTTTATGCTACAACAAAAGGTTCTTTACAAAACATTAGAGTTATTAATGGTGGATATGGATATAGAAGTTCTCCTAATACAATCATTAACATTAGTCCGGCTTCGGCTGGTATTGTGGCTCATGTTTCAAGTATAAATCCCGATCCAAGAAAAACTGCTAACGTAACTCTTATTCCTAGCGATACAATTCAAAATCAATCTTTGATTAAATTAAATGCAAATAATTACAGTTTTGTTGCAAATACCAGAGCCAATTTAACTTGTTCATTGGCCAATGCATTTAACTTTTTATCATTCACAACGTATCCACTTTCTGCCGTTCTACTGGACAATAATGGTACAGGATTAGATGATGCACCAACGATTGATGCATCTTCATTATTTCCAACTGATAATGCTGCCATCATTGGAAACATTAGAAATCTAGGTATTTTAGCGCCAATCCAGATTATAAATGCTGGTAGTGGATATCGTGCAAATGATACGATTGTTTTAACTGGTGGATCTGGCGTTGGTGCTCATGCTAATATTATCTCCGTTAACGCTAACGGTTCAATTATAGTTGTTGATTACACATATACTAATCCAAATTCAGCATTTCAATTTTATCCATTAGGTGGAACAAACTACCAACAAACTAGTGTACCAGCAGTTTCAATTATATCATCAAATGTGGCAGCTGCTAATGCCATATTAACTGTTCCTGGTATTTTGGGTGATGGCGCAACATTTGGTTCAACTTTTGATCGTGTAGGATCCATTTCATCAATTTTGGTTACTGATCCTGGTGCTGATTACGTTAAAGTTCCAACAATTTCACTCAAAGTTCAAGACTTGTGTGTTAACAATGTGTTTATTTCAGGTTTACCACAAGAAGGTGATATCATTTATCAAGGCACCTCTCAAGAATCTGCAACCTATTTTGCTAAAGTTCAAAAAATTGAACCTTTGTATACTTTGGCCAATACGGCAGCTTCCATGTATCGCTTAAGAGTGTTGGATTATAATACAATTCCTAATTTTAATCAAAAGTTAAAAGTCAAAAATAAAAACATTTATATTGATTTAACTAATCGTTATAGTTCATACAACACTAGTACCAGATTTGATTCTACGGGAGTCATTTCTTATGGTGATGGTACCGCAAAGGCGAATGCCATATTTGTTAATGGATTAGTATCTGGTGCAGGTCAATACATTGGTACAAGAGGACAATTAAGTTCTTTTGATGTATTACAGAGCCAAGACTATAATAACTACACTTATCAGATTACACTAGAAAAAGAAATTGCAAATTATAGAGATATTCTTTTAAATTTATTGCATCCAACAGGAACAAAAGTTCTTGGTCGTTTTGTGATTCGAGCAGACGGATTAGATAATTTTACTACTGAGTCAGTTACAAATCAAGGACACACCTTAGGTTTCTATACTGGTGATCCAGGTTCTTATGTAACTATGCAAGCTAACTTTAACAATACAAGTAATAACATTGTTAAATTCAATGCTTTGGTTGGCGCTAATTTAGCCAACATTATATCATCCAACAGTAGACTGGTAATGACTGATGTTAATGGATTTATAGTTACTTCTGATGTTATCTCTGTAACCGCTGGCGGATCAAACACGGCCATACTAAAAGACAATACTTGGCTTTCTTATGCCAACGTTGCTTACATTAAAGCCAATTCTGGAAGTAATGTCATAAATATAACATCCTTGACGGGTTCATATGATATTATAAACAATGGAAATTACGCAAATACTGCTTATCCATTGAAAGATATTCTACATATAGGTGATACTGTATTAATTGCAAACAATACAGGTAAAACAGTAACCAACATCAATTATGTAACCGGTTCTGTTTATGTAAATTCAAATTTTGCAAATGCTTCTACCTCATTGATGTCAGTAAATAGAGTATTCTCAACAACAAATGTATTAATTTTTGGACCACTAGGTACCCAATACTATCCAGAGATAACGGATGAGTTTGGAAATACAATAACAACAGAAGATGACCAATTAATTCTTTTAGGGTAACAAATGTCAACAGTAAAAATTTCACAACTACCATTATTAACATCATTAAATGCTAATACCGCAAATTCTTTATTTGTGGGTGTGGATATTCCAACAAATATAACAGGTAAGTTTACTGCTCATACTTTAGCTCAAGGTTTATATTCACATGAAATTTTAAATGTTGGTCTAAACCATCAAAATTTACCTAACACGATTGCGCAATTTGCACTAGATGGTGATTCCTATATTCAAACCAATCTTGTTAATACAAATGATGGTGGTACTGCTGATATCGTTGTAACTGCGAATACCGGTTCTGGTGGTTCAGATTCAACTAACTTTATTGACATGGGTTGGGCAAACAAAAATTATCAACCTGGTTCAGAATTTAATAATATTGGAAACGCTGTTCAGCCTAACGATGGTTATCTGTATGTTCAAGGTACTTCTGGCCAAAAATATGGTAATTTGATTATAGGTTCAACTTCTACATCAGGTCAGTTAAAGTTTATTGCTGGTGGTGGCCAAGCGTCAAATGTTGTAGCAAAAATAACGTCTACAGGTTTAACATTAAACACACAATCTTATCTGACTTTTGCTGACGGCAGTATTCAATCTGTTGCGGCCGCACCAGCAAATTACACACAATCTGCTTTTGATGTAGCTAATACAGCTACTGGCAACACTATCGTCAATCAAGGTATTAATACATCGCAGAATACTAGAATCAATTCTATTGAAACTATCAATAGTAACCAAAATACTGCCATCAGTATTATTCAAGGTGTAGACTTAACACAGAACACCAATATTACTTTTGTTGACAGTAAAGCACAAGGTGCATTTGATTTAGCAAATACAACAAATACTCGGCAAAATATAAGCACCGTAATTAATGGCGAACAAAACACTAGAATCCAACAACTAGAATCTAATTCTGTAACATTGTTTGGTTATACAACACAATCTGGTGTTATTAATGCTGGTCAAAATACGAGCATTAACTTGGCACTTTCAACCGCCAATACCGCATTGGCTCTGGCTAATGCTGCTCTAGCAAATACAACAGTAACATTAAATGGTGACTTAACAACAACCGGTAATATTATTACTGAGTTTGTTCGTTCAACATATACTTCACTTGGCGATTTTACTCCATTAGCAACATTTACTGCTTCAAATTCTGGTGCCATTTTAATTCCATCAAGTCCTGGTTATATTGTTCAAGTCACAGGTAAAGATGGATCCTCGGCTAGAATAGCACTCGATGCGATTGGTACTGTTGCTGTGCCAAACTACTTAACTCGTCACGCAAGAGGTGCTGCAAACACTCCAACACCAACACAATCTGGTGACGTTCTTGGTCGTTATTCATCTTTTGGTTATGGTAATACAGTATTCAATGCTGCTGCAGATGCTCGTATTGATATTACAGCGTTAGAAAACTTTACTGATACAGCACACGGAACATCGGTTACCATTCTTGCTACACCAATTGGTACGAATACAGCAGTTAGAGTTATTAATGCCAGTTCTGGTAATACATCATTGTTATCATCAAACACATATATTTCTGGTAATACAACTATTGCTGGAAATTTGAATGTTGCAAGCACCATATATGCTGCTAACGGAATTATTAATAAATCAAACACATATACTCGTACACAAACTGCAATCACAATTAATATGGCCACAGAAATGATGGTAAGAGCTACCGTTGGTGCTGCATTAACAATTACTCCAACAGGATTTGGCGCAGGGTTAGAAGCAGAAGTGATTATTACTAATCCTAATACTGGTGGTGGCGCAACAAGAACAATTACTCATGGATGTTCTGCAATCAATTCATCTGTTGGTGCAACAACATTCAATTTAGGTGGCACAGCAACTGCTTTTGTTAAATATTATTGTTTTAATAATGATTTAGCAAACACCTACGTTAAGATATCCTTCAGCTAATAAATACATACTATGGCAAATAAATCACTATTAACTTATGGTTCTAAGGTTGGTCAAGTAGAGCAATCTTACTATGCCCCAACTGCGGTACTACCTTCGACCAGTCTACCAATTAATGCGACTTATGTATTTTTGTCTAAAGTTGAACCTTGGCCTGATGAGTTTGATCCTCCACAACCAACACAAGACCAGCAATACATAAAATCTGTATATGCTAATATATTTGTAGCTAAAAAAGTATTAACAAATAACATTGCTCCAGTTATTCAAAGAATCAATTGGACTTCAGGTCAAGTATACGATTATTATCGAGATGATATTGATATGTTTCAAGTTGACCAAAATGGATTTTTAATTTATGAGTTTTATGTAAAAAATCGTTTTGACCAAGTTTTCAAGTGTTTATGGAATAATAAAGGTACACCTTCAACACAAGAGCCGTTCTTTAAACCAGGAAACTATGGCACAAACAATATTTTTCAAGACGTTGATGGTTACAAGTGGAAATATGTGTATACTATCGATATTGGTGCCAAAAAGACATTTATGGACACGGTTTGGATGCCTGTGCCAGTAGGTTCAAACATACCTAATCCTATTGAAAATGATGCCGGTTATGGTAATATTGACGTAATTAATGTGGTAAATGGTGGTACAGGTTACGACCAAGCAAATGCCACGATTACAATGGAAGTTACTGGTGATGGTATTGGTGCCGCAGGCACACTTGCCATCACTAATGGTGTTATTACCGATGTTACTGTAACCAACACAGGAAAGAATTATACATACGCAAACGTATCAGTCATTAGCGACATTGGTTCGGGCGCCTCCTTCAAGGTTCCAGTCAGTCCTATTGGTGGCCACGGGTTTGACAACGTATCAGAATTAGGTTGTTCACACATTATGTTAACTGCCGAATTTAATGGTAGTGAAAGTGGATATCTTCCAACTGACATAGACTTTAGACAAGTTGGCATCTTAATTAATCCAATTTCTTTAAAGACCGCTCCCAATCCTGCAAACGGAAGCATTTATAAAACAACCACAGACTTGATTTTAGCATCAGGTTTCGGTTCATACGTTCCTGATGAAATTGTATATCAAGGAGATTCTCCATTAAATGCAAGTTTTAAAGCAACAGTATTAAGTTTTGATGCAGCAGCCAATGTGGTTAAGCTCATAAATATAAAAGGAACTCCAACACTAGATGCTACCGTTTATGGAAATTCTTCATTAACTGCTAGAACTTTGTTGGGTGTAAGTAATCCAGACTTTGTGCCATTCTCAGGTTATTTGGCATATATTCAAAATAGAACCTCGGTTCAAAGAAGTTCTGATGGTATTGAGCAGTTCAAATTTATTCTCGGGTACTAAAAACCACTTGAAGATGAATTATTGTCAGATAAATATGCTAAATTACAAAACTGTTTATTCTTGGAAATATAGAAGCGTAGACGGAAAACAAATGCTAACTAAGGTAAAATAAAAATGTCGCTGAATTTTAACGTT